AGAAAGATCAATGACTACACCCTTATTCCTATTAAGGGCAGTGGAACTTGGTCTTTCTGTTTCTGATTTATCACTACTAACAATTGGACTGGTAAATGATATGTTCACAGAAAAGAATAATGATGACTTTAGATATAAGGAAGTAGCTACACAAGATGACTTTGATAAGTTTTAAAATTATTTTGAAAGATGAATAGATCGAAGTATATTAATAAAAAATGAGTTCAGGAGGTACAAAATGAAAAGAAGAATAACATTTTTGTTGATATTCTCAATTTTATTATCAACAATAGCACCAGCTGCAAAATCATATGCGTCAGGAAATCAAAATGGTAATATTGCAGAGACAAGTAACAATCAGTCTAATGTAAAAGTAACTGATAATGGTATATTTATAAATGAAAAATTCTATACCCAGGAAGAATTTACAGATTTACTAGATAGTGCTATACTTGTTTCAGAAAATAATACTAATGGAATATCTACAAGGAGTGCGGAAATAGCAGATGCTGGTGCAGCGTTAGTAGCGGGTACATGGTGGATACCTGGAGTAGGAGAAGTGGTAGTAACTGCTGCTGGAGTTATTATTGTCGGAGGTACTGTTGTTGCTGTTGGCTCATGGGCATATAAAACAGTAACTAATTGGTTTAAAAATAGAGCATATAATAAAGCTAAAGAAAATGGGTCCAAAACAAATGATCACTCAACTCAAACAGGTGGTAGTCTACCAACAAAAGGTAGACCTAATTCATCGAAAGATAAGAAAAATCCTAAGACTGGTAAGGTAGTTCAAAGAAGGTATTATGATAAGGATGGAAATGCAGATATGGATATTGATTATACTAATCATGGAAATCCAAAACAGCATCCTAAAGTTCCACATAGACATGATTGGGAAAATGGTAAAAGAGGACCAGCGTATTAAAATGGGAAATTATAATTTAGAAAGTTTTAAAGAAGACATTAAAGCAAATAGAGAGTTTGAATTTAGTTATCAGGATAAAATGTACTCTCTTACTTTTTCAAAGGAGGGATATATTTTTACTGATATTTGTGAAAAAAAAGATTCGGTATACAATTCATATGCTGATTTACTAAATTATACAAAAATAGAAGGAAAAAAAATTGAAGAAATAATATCTGGAAAGCTTTATGATGATTTAAGTATATATTAGAAGGCTTTATTAACTAAAATTATTTTTTTAGCATCTATCAAAATGGTAGGTGCTTTTTTGATGCTTAAAATTAAGGGGGTGAGATATTGGCAAATAGAATAAAAGGGATAACTGTTGAGATTGGTGGAGATACTACCAAATTACAGACAGCTTTAAAACAAGTTAATACAGAGATTAAACATACTCAGTCTGAACTTCGTGATGTTAATAAACTTCTAAAACTTGATCCTGGCAACACTGAACTTATCTCCCAAAAGCATAAGCTATTAAGACAGACCTTAGAAGAAACAAAAAATAAATTAACTTCTTTGAAAGAAGCACAGAAACAAGCTGAACAGGCTCTTGCAGAAGGTAAAATCTCCCAAGAACAATATGATGCCCTTAAACGAGAGATTATTGAAACAGAACAAGCCCTAAAGAATCTAGAAAAGCAGGGAGCAACAACTAATCAGACTCTACAAAATATAGCCGCTACTGGAGAAAATGGCAAAATACTGATCAGAACATTGAGAATGTAGGTAAAGATATTATGCCAGTATCTCTTGCAGTAGCAGCTGTAAAGACTGCATCAGATTTTGATTCTGGTATGGCAAAGGTAAAAGCAGTATCAGGTGCAACTGGATCAGACTTTGATGCTTTAAGAGACAAGGCTCGTGAAATGGGAGCTAAGACCAAGTTCTCAGCAAGTGAAGCAGCTGATACTATGAACTACATGGCAATGGCTGGTTGGAAAAGTAAGGACATGATTGGTGGTATCGAAGGAATTATGAACCTTGCTGCTGCGAGTGGTGAGGATTTAGCAACCACTTCAGATATTGTTACAGATGCCCTTACAGCCTTTGGTTTAAAAGCAGAAGACTCTTCTCACTTCGCTGATGTTTTTGCTGCTGCATCATCTAATGCAAACACCAATGTTTCGTTAATGGGTGAGACCTTTAAATATGCTGCACCTATTGCTGGTGCTCTTGGATACTCAGTTGAAGATACTGCAGTAGCTATAGGTCTAATGGCAAACTCAGGAATAAAGGGTTCACAAGCAGGTACAGCTTTAAGGGCTGGACTAACTAGACTTGCATCACCGACTAAAGAAGTTATGAATGGAATGTCCATGCTAGGCTTATCTATTGAAGATGTACAGGGACTTTCTCTTGATGAAACTCTAAGAATATTTAGAGACTCTTTTGCTAATTTAGACGGAACTCAACAAGCACAGGCAGCATCCATGATATTTGGCAAAAATGCCATGTCTGGAATGTTGGCAATTATAAATGCCAGTGAAAAAGACTATAACAGTTTAAGTGATGCCATCTATAACGCAGATGGAACAGCAGAAAAAATGGCTGCTACTATGCAGGATAACCTAGCTGGCCAATTAAAGATTTTACAATCTGCCTTAGAAGAATTGGCTATATCCTTTGGAGAACTTTTAATGCCTGCTGTTAGAAAAGCAGTAGATATATTAACAAAACTGGTAAATGGACTTAATGGACTTCCAGAACCAGTAAAAGGTATTATTGCAGGTTATAGCTGCTCTTGGACCTGTCCTTATGATTGTAGGAAAACTTATCTGGTCAATAGGTACTATTATGACCAAAGGACCTCTAATAGTAGGAGGAATAACTAAGATAGTTGGAATCTTTACAGGTACACTTATACCAGCAATCACTGCAGTAGTATCAGCCATAGGTATTGTTCCTATTGCTATTAGTGCAGTAATAGCTGGTCTTGTTCTTTTATGGAAGAAGTGCGACTGGTTTAGAGAAGGGGTCATCTCCATATGGGAAACTATTAAGGAATCAACTGTTGCCATTTGGAATGGAATAAAAGAATTCTTCGTAAACCTCTGGCAGGGAATATCAGAATCTTGGACAAGTACCTGGACTGAAATCACAAGTTTTCTATCAGAATTTTGGTCTGGATTTATTGAAGGGGTGAAGACTACTTGGAAAGGTATCAAGGACTTCTTTGCCAACCTATGGAATGGACTTTCTGAAGGATGGAACAGTATATGGACATCTATAACAACTTTCCTAACTGAATCTTGGAATACCTTTATTGAAGGAGCAAAGAGTCTATGGCAAAGTTTAGGAGAATTCTTTACGAGCCTCTGGACGGGAATTCAAACAACTTTTACCAATATATGGACAGCTATTTCAACTACAACTACAGAAGTATTTACAGCAGTTGGAGAGTTTATAAAAACTACTTGGGAAGGTATTAAGACTTTAATTTCAACCGTTCTTGATGCTATAAAGGTAAAAGTAGAGACCATTTGGAATGGACTAAAAGAGTTTTTAACAACAGTCATTACTGCCATTGGAACATTTATTTCTACATCCTGGACAAACATAAAAACTACAATTGAGACTATCTTGACTTCTATTAAGATAGTCCTTGAATCAATCTGGAATGGGATAAAGACCTTTATCTCATCAACAATGAATAACATTAAATCCTTAGTTTCATCTGCTTGGAATTCCATAAAGTCGACTATTTCATCTGCAGTAAATACCGCGAAGTCAGCAGTATCGTCTGCCTTTAATTCTATGAGATCAAGCATTTCATCGACCATGTCAAATATTCAGTCCACTATTAGAAATGGATTTAATAATGCAGTTAATCACATTAAGAATTTGGCATCCCAAGCTTATACATGGGGAGCCGATATGATTAACGGAATTTCTAGAGGGATTAGAAGTGCGATTAGCAATGTGACATCTGCTGTATCGAATGTGGCATCAACTATTAGGTCTTACTTGCACTTTTCAGTTCCAGATGTTGGCCCACTAACTGATTATGAATCTTGGATGCCAGACTTTATGGAAGGTTTATCTAAGGGAATAGAAAAGAGCAGGAAATTAGTTCAATCTTCGATGGAAAATGTAGCAAGTGATATGGTTTTAAGTCCCAATATATCATCTCTAGGTATTGGGGGACACGATAAAGAACCTACTGTAAATGGAATTGATATAGGAAGACAAATATCCGATGCACTTGCAAACATCAATTTAAAATCGGAAAATTCTGGAGATATAGTCATACCAGTTTATCTTGGAGGGACTCTCCTTGATGAAGTTATTGTCAATGCATCTATGCGCAAGAATTTAAGGAGTGGAGGTAGGTAATGAAATATCAATCATATTTAATTATTGAAGGAGTATACCTACCTCTACCAAATTCTTATGATTTGGAGTTTAGAGATATAGAGGCAGATACTGAAGGAGAAACAGAGGCAGGCACTATTCAAAGGGATATTGTTAGAAATAAAATAGCAAGTATTTCTGTAAGTTTTTCTTGTAGTCCTAAACTTGTAAAGACCTTAAGCAATTTTGCTAACAAGTCTAATCTTAAAGTTAAATTCTTAGATACAGAAACATTGGAACTAAAAGAGACACAAATGTATATAGACAAGTTTCAAGTCAAACTAATAAAAGATACTTCTTATAAAGGGTTGTGGGAAGTATCTTTTTCTTTGGAGGAGTATTGATGTATCCAACAAGTAATGAATATAAAACAGTTATAAAAAAGAATTCTCGTAAATTTTACTGGACGGGAAATATCATCTTAAAAGATGAAACAATCATTCCATTTACCAATAAGGATATTTTAAAAGGGTCTGGGTACATCCATCGTTCCTGCTCTGGATCTTCTGAAATTGAAATAGGCACAGTTTATGCTGGAGAGTTTGGAATTAGCCTTTTTTCAAATATAGATAGGTATTCTTTAGAGGATTCAAAGCTAGAACTTTTTTACCATCAAGAATTAGAAAGTAAAAAGATAGAAACCATACCAATGGGAATCTTTGATGTTACTGAGACAAATAGGTCTAAGAAGATTTTAGAACTAAAAGGTTATGACTATATGCTTAGGTTTGATAAGAATTTCCCAGTTACAGATACCTTTGGCACAGCCTTTGAGTTACTAAGTCTTTCATGTGAGAAGTGCAAGGTAGAACTAGGTATGACAGAAGATGAGGTAAAAGCTTTTGTTAATGGTGAGGAAGTTTTGGCAATTTATCAAGACCATGATATAGAAACTTATAGGGATTTTATTCACTATATAGCATCTACCCTTGGTGCTTTTGCTGGGGTTTCTCGTGATGGTAAGTTAGTTTTAAAAAAGTATGCAGAAAGAATATCCACTGAAATTAAAACAGCAGAGAGATTTTCTTCATCCATATCAGATTTTAAGACAAGATATACAGCCATCAACTCAACAAATGCAAAGACTAAAATAGCTGAATACTATTCTTTAGAAAATGATGATGGATTAACTATGAACCTTGGAATAAATCCACTTATGCAATTAGGACTTCCAGAAAAAAGAAAAAGAATGTGTGAGGCTCTTCTTACTGAAATTTGCAAGATTCACCACACACCTTTTGATATGGTAACCATAGGAGACCCCAGCCTCGATGTAGGAGATAGGATAGCTATTTCTTACGAAGAAGAAAAGATTGAAGGGCTTATTACTGACATTGAATACAAGATAAATGGAAAGCACAGGATTTTAGGAGTTGGGAAGAATCCGTACCTATCCAAGGCCAAAAGCAAGAATGATAAAAATATAGTTGGACTTTTAAATCAGATTGAATCTGAAAAGTTAGTCGTTCATGCCTATTCAAATTATTCTGCCTTTAATCTTTCTACACCAGATACACCAATAATTCGTATAGAATTTGCCTCTAACAAAGAAACAGAGGCAATTTTTAATGCATCTATCTTGTTAAATATAATCTGTGATACTGAAGAAAAAACTAGAAAGATATCTAGAAAGGTCAAGAAACAGGTAGAGGTTTTAAATAATGATGGAAAATCCTATGATCCTACAAAATATCAAGACAAAGAAGAAATAGAGGAATTAGTATTTATTGAAAATATAGAAATACCAACAAGGCTAGTTGTTACTTATGTTTTCAATGATACGAAAATAGAACATCATATTCCAAAAGAAACCTACTTAAGTGGTGACCATATTCTAAATCTTTTTTATCTACTAACTAAACTTCAGGAAAAGACGATGAACAATTTTTCAGTTTTAATACGACTTGAGTCTGGTCAAGCAATGATTGGAAAAGATAACGCTATCGCAGCTATCTCTGGTCAGTCTCTTGGTTCTACAGAGGTTTGGGATGGGAAACTTAAGATTGATGAATCCTGGAAGATAATAGAACTTAGTCATTCATTCCTGCTTAGGAAATTGAAGGCTGAATACAAAGTTGAAAATTAAGTCCCAAGACCAATTGTATTTAATGAGAAGGTAGGAAGATTTAAATATCAAGGATTGGTGCTTGGAAAATATAAAGAAAATATCACTACAGAATTTAAAGATAAGGAGGAAGAAATTGCTTAAGGGTAAATCAGTCATTGAACTAACTGATGTGAGAACAAATAGGAAGAAGATATACGAAGATGAAAACTTAATAACTAATGCAGTTCCAGATTTATTAAGGCTGAATCCTATGGGGTTAATGTACCCTATGGGCGATTCGAGAATTACTCAATATGAAAAAGAACTATTTCCTATAGCAACTAAATGTTATGGTGGGATCCTTTTATTTGAGGATAAATTAGAGGAAGATCCAAATAAAATATTTGCTCCTTCTGATAATCAAATCATAGGTTATGCATCCAATGATGTAAATTCAACGGATGCACCAAGAAGAGGTTCAGCTAATCTTAATGAATCAACTCCTCTTGAAAATGGATACAAGTTTGTCTGGGACTTTTCTACATCACAGGCAAATGGAAGAATCTCTTCATTGGCATTAACACATTATAGAGGAGGGAAACATTTTTATGGAGACACTCATGGTAAAGATCCCTTCCTATTATTAAATAAAATTAGCTTATGGAAAAACAGAGAAGTCTCGGACGCATATAACGGATGTGTTGAAATAGATGTTGAAAATAACACCTTGGTTTCAATATGGCCTTTAGACAACAAATCAATAGAATTAGTAAAACTTAAGGAACTATTTACGAGTATAGGCTTAAATGATCCAATTTACACTAAAGGATATAAAAATGAGGAAAGGATAACAATTAATGTATCAGAGTTTTTTAGTAAATTGAGTACTTGGAACGAATGTTGTTTTTATGACGGAGAAGAATGAACAAAGCAGACTAATGGAATTAGAAGAATTTTTATACAATCAAGAATTCGAATTAGATTTCTATGATGAAGAATTGGTAAGAAAACTTATAGATAAGATAGTTGTATATGAAGAAGATTTAAAAGTGGTATTTAAATCTAAGTTAGAAATTATCATAAATAAGTAGGCAGCTCAGATATTGGGCTGTTTTTGCTTTGTCTAGAAATGGTATAATATAATCAATTATGTAATATTAATGGAGTAAATTTATGGTTAAACAAGAAGTTATATTAGAATTGATAAATCTTAGGCAAGAAGGTGGGTACTGGGATTTTAAAAAAGAATGGTATAAATTTGATAAAAAAGGAAAGCAAGATTTGCTTCATGATGTTATTTGCATGTCTAATAATTTGAAAAGTAAGGATGCGTTTATAATAATTGGAGTCGATGAAGATGACAACTATAACATTAGAGATGTAAGTGAAGATGAAGGAAGAAGAAATACACAAAATATCGTTGATTTTCTAAAAGATAAGAAATTTGCTGGTGGTTTAAGACCAACTGTATATGTAAAAAGCTATCAAATTTTAGGTAAAACAATTGATGTAATAGTAATATTAAATGACAATAACACACC